CTTTATCTTTGGTATCAAAACCTATGTCGGCATCGAATTTGCACTGTTTCTTGTTAACGAACATGATCGTTTCATCAAATTGGTCGAATTCTGCGTTTAATTCTTTCATGAACGCAGAGTTGTTACTGACCTTCTTTTGAGCAGAGATAAGGTATTCTTTCGCATGGAATCTTAATTCTTCATTTGTTACTTTGAGATCACGATTTAATTCATTAACGGATGTTAAGTCATTGTCATATAATCCTCTAGCTAATGCTCTAAGCATTGCGTTCGCGTTACCTGTATCTCTAACAGAGTTCGTTTTGGGCATCTTTTTACTGTATCTTTTAATTAAAGTTCGAATTGTTTCTTTGCTGTCATTGGAAACTTGATTACGAACTAATGGAACATTAGGCAGATATTTATAGCCAGTGAAGCTTCGTTCGGTGTGTAGTACAGCGACAACTGGTATTTTGATTGATCCACTCTCAAGTTCTGGTAATTCAACAGGTTGGAGAAATGCAGTTGTTTTTGATGCTTCATTAATTGCTACCATAGCGTTAGATACTATTTCGACTGCAACGCTAGCCTCACATACATCCTCGGCCACCACTTCATCAAGTTGCTTAACTTGTATCTGATCGGTTATTTTGTTGCTTTCCATGGATCTAATGTAGGTGTCGGTTGTGTGGTGGACTTGTGATATTTCTTCGAGGTTTCTGCAAGGGAGCCCGTTTATGGCAAGGTACTGTGTTATGTATTTGCTGTCACCGTAAAAGACAAGTTGATCTTTGTGCCTAGTCATTGCGGTAACAACCCATTCCGTTCTGTTGATTAGTTGCGATGTTACAGAATTACTATCTATGTAAAAAACAATTGTGCTGTCTCTACCACCTTGAAATGTGGTTATGGTGCTCGCATTGTGTTTATCACTGATTAGTTTTTTAGCTGTCGCATCGTTGAAACATATGTATTGGAGTTCAAGCTTTGCTAATTCAACCAAATTCGCTGTTGTCGTGCACATACTATTGATGACTTTGGATGTTGTTCGAATAGTGTGCCCGAATTTTTTGTTTAGTACCTCGACAATGTCTTGTGGGATAGTGTGTGAATCCCATAGGTTGTTCTTAAGACCAAGTTCACGAAAGGACATGAATTTTTTGCTGTCATAATCAATTGCCGGTGTTTGGTAAATATCGCCTAGGACAATTATTTTAGCCAGCGGATTCAAAGCATGTATGCACATGAGGTACTCGACGTTGATCTGTGTGATCTCATCAATTACGATGTGATTAGCATCAATAGCGGGTTGTATCGCCAAATGTGGCGTGTATGACGTAACCCCGGAATTGTTATGTTTCATCGCTAGTTTCCTCGTAGGGGCTATGAACATGCTATCTGGATGCTTTTGTACAGCTGTGTGTGTTTTTCCTGTTCCTGCGTAGCCTGTGATTGCGCTTATGGTGAATTCCTTGGTTTTACAATCCCTGAGCGCATTTAATACTATGGGCAATTTATCGCTAGCTATCTTTTTAAAGAAGTGCTCGGCGTACTTAATTGCTTTTTTATTATCAAAATGCACAGAGTGGAATGTTTCTTCTCTTTTATATGCGTCGTAAACGTCAAAAATCGTTTGATCATCAAGTGGTTTGCCAGTGTAATCTGTCATTATGTAATACATTTCACCGTCCATATCAGCGGAGTTAGTTCTCGCAGCATTTTTGAACAGCAACATGAATTTCCAGACTTCTATTGGGTTACCAAAGGTTTTGATGACAACTGATGATCCTATTTTGACTTTTCGTTTGATTACTTTGAGCATATCGTCTATTAACGCTTCGGAATTGCAAGGTCTCGCAGCGTCGCAAATGATTAAATCATGCGTATCTAACATTTTATCGTTCAATTCACCAATGTTGTGGTATGGTACTATTTTGCCATTCATGCCAACTATGTTGTTAATGCAATCTTTGGCCATTTGTAACCCTGGTGAGTAGTGGTAAAATGTTTTCGTTGATGGTTGATAATCAGGG